AGACTGTTCCTTTAGCATAAGCAGTAACTTTGCTTCCTGAAGTGCTTGGAGTAGACCGACCGTTCAATCCTGAGTTTGCAGTAACCTTAACCTTATAATTAACTGAAGATTCGCTAGAAACTCTTTCAGTATATTCAGCCGAAATCCACCCTTGACTGATATGTAACCATCCATTAGATTCTCTATCTACAGTAACTACAGTTCCTTTAGCTAATGCAGTTATTTTAGAAGCACTGGCAGAAGCAGCAGAGCGAACATTTAATCCACTATTTGCAGTAATTCTTACTTGATAATTTACTGATATGCCATTATCTGGTGTTGGTTGTGGCAATGGTTGAGCATTTCCGTCAAGATTAGCTTGTACCATATTTAAAAACCTTTGCCACCCCATATCTAGTGTTCTATGTGGGCAGTATTTATTCGCAAAATCCTGATGCTTTTTAACTTTATCAATTCCCCAACCGTGAGCCTTTAAACCATCAGCAATAAATTTAGCCGCATTTTGTTCCGCTTTGATAAATTTGTCTCCCCCTGATTTTGAATAACAGATTTCTACATGAATACCGTATAAATTTCCTTGTCCTTTTCCACCATCACCACTTGCAAATGCACTACGATTTTCTAATAATCCTTGAACAACTTCTACATCATCAACTGCATAGTGAAAAGATACTTTATTGTCATTTCTAATCATATATGCTACTTCGTTTGATGCTGCTGCATCATTATATGTGTTATGAACCACATAAAACTGCGGTGCTCTTTCGTAAGGACATTTAATATCATATTTGCTTGAACTCACTAAGTTTTGTTTAATTTCCATTTTTGTTTTCTCCTCCTAATTTCTATTTTCTAAATTACTGATACGCAATTCATGTATATCAATTATTTTTTCGTTTCTGCGTTGCTGTTCTACGATAACGTCAAGCCGTTCACTATGTGCATCTAACCGCTTGTCTTGTCGGTTGTTATCTTCGATTATCCTTTCAAGCAGTGTGTTCATACGTGTTATGTTCGAATTTAGCTTAAGCATAGGGGTAACAAAGCTAAAAATTGCTACCCCTCCTGCAATAACAGAGCCTATCATTTCCGCTTCGTTCATAACGCTAATCCTTTTTAGGCTCAGTGTAGTTTAGTGCACGTTCGCTGTCTGCTGCTCCGAATGTAGTAGGGTCGTTGATTGCATTCCATACAGATACAGCCACCAGAGATAATACGTAAGGGTTAGAAACAGCGTTTAAAAGCAGTTTTCCTAACGCTCCCCATGTTGTTAGGTCTTGTGCGGTAAGCCCCGCATAAGCTAAAATAGGCGTTAAAACAGCTAATACAATTTGTGCAATAAACACGGGATTTTTTAATCTGATTTTTAAATTAATTTTGTTCATAAAATTACCTCACTTTATTAATATTAAAAAGGCCTTTCGTCCTTTAAGTTTTTATGCAGTTCTTTTCCACATATAGCAAGTTATATATGGCTGTAAGTTGTTATGCGGTTGGTTTCCACCTGTATTTTTTATAACATCGGTTTGTGTTCCTGCAATCATATAATAACCATATTCCCCACTCAAATTAGATGTAGTAGCAAATTGTTGTCCGAAATCATGTTTATGGCTCGGCATTTCACCGACAGTTAATGTATGTTCTTTTTCTCCGCCCGTTTTTTCAACGGTGTTGAAATCACTATCGCTTGTGTCGACACCAACTGGCACTTGACCTTTGCCCCACGCTACCCATGTTCCGCCGTAAATTGTACTTGGGTTTTCATCGGAAGTGCTGAAAATAATATCACCTACACGATGCATAAGCAAGAATAATTGCTTAGTTAAATCTGTCACCGATGTAAAAGCTCCCATAAGCCTTGTAACATCATCGTTTAACTGCGTGGTTTCGGTTTGTAATTGCGATATATCTTCTTTAATGACGGTTAAATCATTTTGGTTAACTCCTGCGGTTTTGATATGCCATTCTACAAAGCTAGGTTGTAATTCAGTTCCAACCCACGCATCAGTATAAGGATACCAACTCGGCAGAGTAGGCAACGTGATTTGTTCTGTAGTTGGCGTAGCTAGTTCGTACCATACTGTAATAGGGTTAGATTGTAGCCAAGTTTTTAGGTTGTCTACCGTGTTGGTTAGACCTGCTTGTTCCATATAATATCCAACATTGAGATACATAACTTTTTCGTATTGAGTAAAATTGAAGCCGACTCGGTTAATCCCGGAACCATCACTATTTATAACGTCTATTTCATTGTGTGGTAACGAATCACACAACCCTTTTGCGTTAACGTGTGTTATAGCAATATGATACAGCCAATTATTAGCATTTCCAGCGTTTTTTAACCATGTTTCTGAACCGTTAAAAGTTATTTCTCCAACTCGTCTCGTAACAACACCATTTTCTATTGTATCCTTAACGCCGTTTGGTAACTCACGTAACGGTTGGTTTAGTTCTACGGTTGTGGTTTCGAAGCCTTGATATGGTATAAATTCAGTTACATCATCCCATGTATGTGTTCCATATAAAACCATAAAATCACTAAATGTACAAGTATTCCCACTTAGGTTTATACCTACTCTAAAACTCACATAATAACAATCTTGCGGCGTGGTAAACGTATATGCAATATTACCAGTATATGAAATATTTGTACTTATAGCTTGTTTATGCATTACATTATTTTTTGTATAAGGAAATATATACATAACTCCGGCAACATTATTTGTTTTTCTAAGCATTAGTGTATATTGTTTATTCGGCAATACTGGTATACGAAAGTTTGTATTACTCGAGAAACTATTATCATAACAATCATCGCCGGTAGACGTTAACGTAATTGAATTGTCAGTATAGGTTTTAGTACCTCTGATAACATAATTATTTTTTAAATAATTAAAATCAAATAAGTTCTTCCCACTCGTCATAAAGTCAATATCATATTTTTGCGCATCCTCGTTGTAATCACCCACAAACTTAGGCTCTTGAGGATATTCGGGGTTAGGACTAGCAATACCGCCCGTGAATTGTTCCCAAGTTCCGTCACCGTCTTGGTAGAGCATTGGTTTGATAGTTCCTGCTTTGATAGGTTGATTAACTTCTCCTAAAATATAACCTCTAAATTCTAATTCTCCACTTTTAATTTTATTTAACTCATCTTGTGTAATATCAAATGAAGTTATATTCTTCGTTAATGTCATATATTTTTTGTTATAAAAATCTCCTGTTTTATCAAAAATACCGATTAATACTCGTGGAAATGTGTCTACTTCAACCTTTCCATAAATCTTTCCAACTTTTAATTTATCGTATATTTCAGTAGCTCTATAGAACGAACTAAATACACTCGTCAAATTCCCACTACCACTAATAGCAAAGCTTCCGTCACCGTTGTTAGTTACTGTAGCACCGCCTTGTGATTTGGTAGGCAGTTTACTAGCGTCAAATAATTGAAACCCGTTTGTAGTTACTTGAGAATATGCTCCGTCTATTTCTGCAACGTCAATCCCGTTATTACTTGCAGAACCACCATAACTAATACCTTTATAAGTATAATAGCCAGCATTTACCATTGCTTTAGATGCTAATCCGTCGCCTAAATCAACAGTTTCCCCGAATGTTCCATCACCTTTTTTAAATCTTATTTGTACGGGGTCTTCTTGTACGATTTCATAATCTCCCATGTTTCCAATCGCATTATCAATCTGCGTTTGCTGAGATGTTATTTTTTCTTGTTGTGTTTGTGCTGTAGAGATAAGTTCTTCAAGCTGTGCTTTTATTGGATCGAGATTTTCAGCAGACCAGTTATTAAACAGTGTTTCAACAAATGCCTTAACAACTTGTTGCCATTCGCCCTCATCTGGCGGTAATGGGCTTAATCCGCCAACACTTGCTTGTATACGGTAAATAACGGGCTTTAGAGATACGTTCTCGTCATTGTTGGTTAATGTTACCCCAACCGCTAAAAAGCCGTTACGATACATTATTTCATTAGATATAGCAAACACACCGTCACCGTCTACAACAACCGCACCACCAGCATTAATAACGTCGCTGCACTCTATCATCGCACTGTCATATACACCAATATAAATAGTCGGTATATATCCGCTAAAACGTTCATTGTCTTGAATAAATTTAAACTGTATATTATTGCTATACTGTGCTGGGATTTCGGTAGTATCAGCGGTTAAATTAAGATTGTTTTGTGTTATTGTACTAAATATCATTTTGTTCCCCTTTCTAACGCTTTTATACGGTTGTTTTGTTCCTGCACACATTTAATCAGTGCATTCATAATATTTTGGTAATCCACACCATAATACCCGTCTTTTCCTTTATGTAGAAAATATTTAGAATAGCTTTTGTTCGTATAATCATTTGCAAGTATACCAATTCTGTTTTTATCACCGTTTAAGTAATCAAATTGTTTTACTTCTAAATCATATACAAAAGAACAATCTATATCTTTTATATTTTTCTTTAATCGTTTGTCTGATTGATTTATTATACTGTGTCCGCGCATATTTAACGTTTTATAGCATGACACTTCGCCATTATCCATAACTAAATAACCATCAAGCGCAGTATTTGTGTTATCTGTACTTATACCGAGAGATAAATTGTGTCCATATGCACCCTGTAGCACCGTTCCATCTGCTCCACTTGACAATTGTCCCACGTATGTCCCTTTATTAGCGTAAGAGTATACAGCCAATCCGCCATTATACATTTTCATGCCGATATAATCCGTATCATGATGATATGTCGCAATGCTTGGTTCGCTTGAATCTAGAATAATTCCGACTGTACTTCCGCTTGACAGAGATGTACTGTCCATTGTCCAACCGCCAAGCATACCTAAATCTGCAATTATTTGTATTCCTTGTAGAATACCAGCGGTAATATAATTAGCATTAAATACGCCGTCTAATGTCCATGCCGTTTCAAAAGGACCATTAATCCCATTTTTAGAAAACCCAATCCCGTTTTGATTTATTCTTAATACTTTTTTTGCTAGTTCTTTATCGGGGTTGTCTAGAAAAAAGATCTCACTCGGTAAACCGCTGTCATTAAATCCATACTGCATATTTCCGCCCGAACCGCCCGTAATTAAATTGGTCTGTTCTTTCACAATAGCCATAAATCTGTCAGTCTGTATTGTTTCCAACTGTCCTAATTGTCGGTCAGCGCTTGAAACTTGATCAGTGTTTCGTTTTATGACAGTGTCTAAAGTTATTTCGCTATCTTGCGGTTGCAGATATTTAGTTTCTTTTTTCTTAATTGTAAAATTTTCGTCTAATTTATGCGGTACGGATATAACTGGAACACTCATTCCCAAATCCAATGTGTCAATCGATACGTCTAGCATCGATAAATCAGTGGCATTTACTTCTATGCTCCACGAAGCTTTTATATTTTCCTGCAAAAAGGCTTCTCCCTTTGTTTTTAGGTTTTCGGGTAATGTAACATCTTCCCACTCGTTCTTACCGTATATATAGCCAAATAGGCTTACGGCAGTTTCATTTACTAAATAATCTTTACCGTCATTCACGCTTTCAATCGTTAGCGGCAACCCCGTTTCTTCATTTTTAACACCTAAAGGTATTAGCGCGGTTATTACATTTTCCGCAGATATACGCTGTGACAAATCTAATATATTTTTTTGAAATTCTATAGTCTGATTTGATGTTGTTCCATACTCTTCCAAGTAATCAAGATATCTTACGTTGTTTTCTTTTCTAACCCTTAAATATCCGCCTAAACGGTTAACTAATTTTTCTTGCATTACTGTTAATGTATTTGAATAATCATTGTCTATACGATATACATTGTCAGTTGTATTGGTAACATTAACAATTCCAAGTGTAAACTGCTTTTGTTCTTCAACTTGTGCGTTATGCTGATTTAAAAGACCTTGAAGATAATCGCGGATAGTTGTATCCTGCGTTGTATTAGGTCTTACTATACTGTCAAGGAAATAAGCTAAAGAACCCTCGCAAGTAAATGTTCTATTGCCCAAAATATCATCATCGGTATACAGCACCCGCCCCTCAAACGCAAGGGCATCATTTCTATATAATTCGATTACAGACGTCATTTTTTGCGGTTTATCATAATTAGGATTAAAAGGCGGGAGAGCAAACACCAATGTATTAGTTGTATTAACTTGTTCAGTTAAATCGATTGACATAGCTTTATACATATTTGTCGTACTGTCAAACAATATATCGGCATCGCACATTAATTTTAGTTTCAAAGCTTGCTCGCCCCCTCTATATTCGTTTTTAACGGGTCACAAATTATCGATAATGTAACGGTAGCAAAGTTCCAATTATCATGCTCATCCGTATTAATAGAAATTCTCCCATTATAATACCACTCACTATCGCTTGCGAAACTGAACGTACCTCTTTGACCGTGCATGAGCTCAAGAACTTTTTGCATTATTTTTTGCCAGCACGGTGTCGATTTCATTAGTTTGCAATTTATAGTTATTGTGCGTTGGCTATATGTAGGACTTCCAAAATATTCTGTATAGTCATAAACAACGTTAGAATACGGTATCTCTTGAAAAAAGCTCTTAACCTCGGGGATACCAATAGAATATGATTCAACACACAAATGATAATCGCTCAACAAAAAATCATCATTATTGATTTTAAATCTTACATCTTCTCTCATATTCCGTATCTCCCTTTGCGTGAAGTTATAATTCCCATGTTTTGATCGACTGAGCCCGTTATACTATAACCTACGACTTTGCCGTCTAGATAAATCGGTATAGTAACACCCGCCATTGCTTCGGCTAGTTTTCCATAATCAAGACCCATTTCATTGTTTGTAATAAGATTGGCGCTTAACATACTCTCTATACCTTGTATTCCGCCGTATGAGCGCACTTTTTGCGCTTCGGATGCTGTAAGTACCATTTCGCCTTTATCCAAATACGCAGGGAAAAAATCACTTGGTACATAATCCATACCAACTTTTAATCTTGGTATCTTCCCAATGTTAAAACCTTTTCCGCCTACAACTGGAACCCAATCGGGAATTTTTATTTTATTTAAACCGCTTATAAACGTATTGATTCCGTCTATTATCCAGTTTATCGGGCTTTTGAATATGTTAGCAAAGCCACTTACTATGTTAGAGAATATTTGTTTTATCCCCTCCCATGCTTGACGCCAATTTCCCGAAAATACACCGCTTATAAAGCTTATAATTCCGTTAAATATTCCTTTTATATTGTTTATAATCGATGATATCCAATTACTTAGATTATTCATCGCGTTTTTAGCGCCCTCAACCATGAGATTAAAACCATTAATAAAGAAATCTTTTATTCCATTAACTGTGTTATTAAATACTGTTGCAATTCCGTTCCATAAATCATTAAACCATGTCGCTAAACCATTCCATGTTTCCTGAAACCATGCAACAATCCCGCTAATTAATTTATTCCACCATGTTTGAATACCGTTCCACGTCTCTATAATGGTTGCATCTATTTTAGCGTTTAATTCACTCCACCATGTACCGATACCATTCCACAAATCAACAAACCATTGACCTATACTTTTAATGGCTTCCCATGCATTTGAAAAAGAATCGACTACTTCATTCCATTGTTCGCTAAATATTTCTCCCCATTTAATATTGGAAAACCACTCGTTTACTGCTGTGATAAAATCCCCTATAACTTCAAATAATGGACTAGCTACTTTCATTATGGTTCCAAGTATACTCACCAATGAGTTTAAAATAGGCAATAACGCTTTACCTAATGGTTCAATCAACATTTGTGTGCTTCTTATTAGACTTTGAAACTGTGCCCCTAACCCTTTGCCAGCGTTGTCTTTAACTTTATCCATAGTTCCATTAACGTCATTAAACGTGTCACCAACGCTTGATAACGATTCAATGAATTTAGTATTAGCATCCTCGCCCATGGTTCCGAATGCTGTAGCAGATAAAGTCATTTTATCCTGCTCATTAGTCGCATTTTTTATATCTTTTACAATACTGTCTATGACTTCTTTTTGTGTGGCTTTACCATTTTGCCAAGACTTAAATGTATTTTGCGTTTCCTTGCTAAAAGATTTTAGATTGTCTTCGATAGTTCCATCTGCTAGCCTTGTTGTTACTTCATTTATAGCGTCATTTACTTTATCTAGATTATATGCTCCACCCTCTAAACCATTTTCTAACAACTGAAAATATTCTTCCGCACTATAACCAGCTTGACTAAATTTTCCAGCGTATTCAGATATGTTATCTCCTAGTTCGTGGGTCTTATCTAAACCAACTTGTCCACCTTTTGCAATTAGGTCTAAGGCTTCTTCGGATGTTATACCAAACTGCTCCATTAATTGGTTAGTACCTCTTAATGTTTCGTCAAAATCCATGTCCATAGTGCTTTCTAGCGTTAACAATCCCTCAGTGACATTTTTCATATCTTTTTGATCGATTTCACCAAGCTGTTGTTTAACTTTCGCCATACTATCAGCAACGTTTTCGAAAGATTCACCATAGTTGCCAGTGTAAATATCTTTCATGGTTTCTTCATATTTGTCTAATTCTTCATTAGCTACGCCTGTTTGCGCTTGAAATTTATTCATTGCCGATTCGACGTCACTGGCTGTGCCTACCGCTGCGGTTCCAATAGCTAATATTCCACCGATAACTCCTGCTTTAGCTAACGTTCCAAAAGACATCCCGATATTGCTTGCTATTTCATCCATTGGTGCAGTTATAGTCTCAGCATTTTCTTTAATGCTTTCACCTATTCCACCAAATGCATTTTTGAACGTTTCCTTTAATTTGCTTCCTAATCCGCCACTATCTTTTTCTATTTGGCTGTTGGCTTCTTTATTATCACCAACCATTTTTTGCGATTGTTTTGCAAATTCTTTACTTGTTTCCTTAAAGTCTTTCTTTTGTTCATTTGATGTTTTTTCGCTTGAATTTTCGATTTTTGAACTAACCTTATCTAATTGGCTAGAGACTTGTCCATCGTCAACATCAACTTTATAAACTACATCACCATCTGCCATATCATCACTCCTTTTCGGCCATATTTGATAAAGCACTAAATAAATCGCCAAGCGATTGTTGTATTTCTTTTTCTTGTTCTTCTTGACTTAGTTCCAATTTATACTCAGCTTTTTGCTTTAAAAGATTGTTTATATACTCGCCATTTGTTTTGTCTCTTCTAGGAATAGGTCGAGTACGAATATCGATTATCTGCATTATCCGAGTATCCCTTGATAGCCCTTGAAACAATGCGTTAAATTCCCACCAATGCAATTTATTTTTGTATTCAAAAAGGTTTATGCCGTAACATTGCATAAACCCTGCATATATATATTTAGCATCCTGCGTAAAATCAAAAGATTTTTTATTTTCTTTACGCTTGTTTTTATCTTCAAAAAGCACATCGAATACTTTGCTTAAAATAGCTACTACTTCCGTGTAATTATGTTGTGTGAGTTGTTTTTTTACCAATGCCTTATAGCAAAGATAAATTTTTTCTTCATCAGTATAGGCATTGTTATTAAAGACTTCTAAACAAAACAGCACATTATTAAAATAAGGTTTTATTTTATATTTCCTATTTTTGTATCTAATCTCTGTTGGCAAACTCTTATAAAGTATCATTTTGTCAACTCTTTAAGTGCTTGTTTGTTTCGTTTAGTGTGTTCTTTTATAACTTTATCAAACTGAGGTTTAATCACCCCTGCAATAAATGGCAAAATGTCTTGAATTAGTTCAATATAATTACAGTTATAAAAATCTATTAATTTTTTTGCATCGTTTTCCCCAAAAACAACACCCATTATTGAAATAACCGCATTCCCCATTTGCATATAGTCTAATTTGCCTTGTTGAACGTTAATATTCATAACCTCAAGATTGCGCCAATTCTTTGTGAATTCATTAAGCTGTTTATCAAGGGTAATTTCAACATCAAGCGTAAGTTTTTCACCATTATCATTTTCGACTTCGAGTTGTTCTTTAAATTTTTTATCTCTTTTGATTTTATACATGATTCATCCTCCTAATATATATAAAAAGTAGGGGTTATCCCCCTACTGGCGTACTTTTTAACGTTGGTGTTCCATTAAATGCCAAATCGAAGCTGATTTGTGACGGGTCTGTAGCATTTCCGTTAATCTCTACAATATTTTGAATTGTTACATTGCATGTAATTGTTTGCGTATTTGCTCCCGTAGCATCTAATTGCGAAATTTGTAATTGTGTTTCTCTTTTTTTCATTAAAGCGTATTTAGCACCAAAGATATACTCTTGTGCTGCATCACCTTTAACTCTGCGCCCAGTAATTGTTAATGATGGTGCCATTCCTGTAACATAGTTATTCGCAAATCCTTTACCGCACATAAAAAAGAACTGTTGTACTTGTTCATTTAATGATTCGCTAAAGTTTTCGATACCTGCACATAATGGTGACCATGTCGCTGTTGTATCGGGTGTAGTGTCAATCGCAACCGTATAATTATAAACTGGTTCTACTTGTACCTGTGCTTTGAAATCTCCATCAGCCATTTTATTTCCTCCTATTTAATATAATATTTAATTAAAAGGCTTGATCCGTAAATCCATTGACCGTTTTCCTCTACCCCTATCAGTTCTGGGCTTGAGGATGTTTGTATATCAATTATTTGCGTATGTTCGCCTAATTCAATTTGATCGCTTTTTAATTTGCTTAAAAAGTAGTGCAGTTGGTTTAGTGTACTGCATATTTCCTCTTGATCTTTATTTTTTCCGTTAAGCCTTACGTTCATATGATTATAACTGTCTTTGCACATATATATTTCTTGCGGATTTGACCGCCATAGAAGCGCCAAACTATTATCGGGTATATTTGTACCAAAAACTAAGCTTCCTTGATACTGTGCCTTAATAAGAGCCGTTAGAATGTTTATAATCTCGATGTCCATTATTTCATCCCTTCTTTAAATGCTTGTTGAGCAACTTTCTGCCAATCCTTGTTATGGTCTGTTTTAGCTGCATCACACCACTCATAAGTGGCTTTAGCACTTTTATCTTTAGAAAAATTATAGTCTATACCATTCCATAATTTTTTAGCATATGGCTGGGTATATGTAATTGTTCCGTTTTTAGAATCAATTCGCGCCGTTTCTATAAGTTTTCCTTTATCACGAGGGGTATATTCTTCACTGTCCTGATAAACTTGTTCTGTTAACACCGCTCTAGCATTATCGGCACCGCTCGTAATTCTTTTTAGAACTCTTCGTTTATTTAATGTAACTTTAACGCTCACTAAACTAACCCAAGTTCATAATGGTGCGGTTTGCCAGTATCATCGGGTACTAAATCGCAAGTTTGAACAGTATATGTCTGTTCTTGATAAATAATACTCATTCTAGCACCGTTTCCAAGTGATTGGTTATTTAATACCCATAAGTTCAAATTCGGCTTAGACAACCTACAATCGTAATATAATATTGAGCGAAGAACGACCTCGGTGTTATCTGTTGTTCTTCGTACTTCGTTTGTGTTTTGCATATGTACAAATTTTAAATCATAAGACTGCATAACGGGCTTTTGCCATTCGTTTATACTGGTAATTACTTTTAATGTGGCTATATCGGCCAGAATACGTTTAGGGATGGGTCTGAGAATACTCCAACACTCCTATTTAACAGCCCAGTTTGTTCAAGCAGACTTACCGCTTCGGGGCTTAATGAATTGTAATTTCTTCCTGCGCTTTCTTTTGATTGATAAGTGCTGTCCACACTTACTTTGCCAACCGTAAAGCCTTGCCCTGCCACACCAGTATAGGCTACTTCTAAACCGTAATAGCCATAGTACGCACATTGAGCCATGCACGCACGTTTAAACAATTCTTGAATAAAAGGTGCTAAAGAGTTTAAACCCTCTTCAGCGACCTTAAAACGGGTTATTTCATCAATTTTAGAACATGCTGGATTAACGAGACTGTTGAACGTTTCTTCATCCATCAAATCACTGCCGTAAAATTGTGTAAAATCAGCATATTTTATATATGCCATACAATCACCCCTTATCCGCCGTTTTTAACGATCGTAGCATTACCACTTGAAACCGCGAAAGCTCCATTCGCTTTAGTTGTATTAACTAATGCAACAGTGATATTCGTTTCTGATCCTGCGACTGTTACTACGCCATCAGCTGGTAAATCAGTCCATCCGCTAGATAAATCTTGTCCGTATGTAGGTGTTGAAGCGCTAGAAGCTACTTTATACACTAATTTTTGTCCAAGAATTGGTTTAGCAGTAACTGCTACATTTGTTTGATTAGTTTCAGCTCCAGCAGTTGACGTAACTTCAAATGTTCCAAGAGTTGGTGTAGTGATATTTGCTAAGATACCTACTCTACGTTTATCTAATGCAAATACATCGTAGTAGTATCTTTCATAATATAGCCATTTCCCTTTAGATTGTGCAGTTGGTGCGCTCATCATAGCTACTTCATAGACTACTGGAGCAATCATTGCCATAGGGTCTACTAACAACATATTAATAGTTTTTGCGCCAGATTCAACTTTCCATCCTACTGTAAAGTCAAACGCTGTTTGCATAATATCTTTTGGTACTTCTCGAATTAATACTCCGTCTAATTTCCCGACATTTCGGTCTACATTTCTAATTCCAGTACCTGCATCGATAAAACGTGTAATTCCCGCTGCTTCTTTTAAAAGTTTATACGCATCTGGTGTCATATACGCTACCAATCTATCACGGTTGATACGTTGGTTAACCATATACGCTAAATATCCATCCCATGTTTCTAAAATAGTATCTTTATCTAACACAGTTGTATCTACTGTACCGAAAGATTGTGCATACGATGACAATTTAGAAGCCATGTATGCATCCATTTCTGGCACTTTTTGGAATTGGTTAAACGTTTCTGTTACATTGGCAATAGTAGCCACTTGATTTGTTTCCTTGATGTCCATTGGATCAACTAATGTATCCCATTCTCTGTCCATCATCATTGTAACGGGTTGCATTTCAGTATTGAAATTACGATTAAATTTACCGTCGATACTGTCACGGTTAACTGCTTTAGCCCCCGAAACTGTCATCGATGGGATCATTACTGTTTTCCCGTTTACTGGTTTATATTTTTCATTGTTCGGTCCTGCCCATAACTCTGGAAAATATGATAAATAAGGATAAGCGTTGGCTAGTGTTCTAGCGTAGTCAACTGCATAATTTAAAGGTGTTTGCACAAAATCTGCCATATATTAATTCCTCCTACTTTTCTTTTGGCATAAAACTCCAAAAATCCCCAAACGTTTGTGCTTCTTTGCCACTTGGCATAGTGCCTTTTGGCTGTGCTCCAAATTGAGGTTTTGGCTCTTCTTGTTGTTCGACATTGAACATATCGGCATATTCCTCTTTAAAAGCCGTAAGCTGTTCATCAATGTCTTTTTCTTTGTCTAATCTTTCCAAGAGCATTTCCGCGTACTTGTCGCTTTTAACTCCTTTATCCGTTAATGTTCGGATAGTGTCTTTCTTTTCGTACTCTTGTACTTTTCCTAATAAATCTTTGTAATCTTGACTTTCTTTGTAGTCTTTAGGTGTGTTTTTCATAGCTTCATTGACCGCTTCTTGCTTAAGTTCTTCCAAATCTTCTTTAGAAACCATGTCAGCAGTGCTAGCTCCATACATAGACATAATGCTTTCTAATAATTCATTGGCTTTATCTTCACTTACTCCAGCCTTAACAATTTCACTACGTACACTTTTTCTTGTTAGTTTTGGCATTATTCTTCCTCCTGCGTTTAAACTAATAAATAACGTGTGCCTACATTTAACGGATGCAGACGTAACCGAAAGCCTACATTTAACGCCGATAGACGAGGGCAAAATAAAAGGACGTATAAAACGTCCTAAAATATAAAAAGCACTCTTAGATGCTAATTATTTAATCATCATCAATATCAACTGTCGCTGTGTTCTTCATACCGCCTAGATATTGACCCATTTTGTAATCTGCTTCTTTACGCAAATAATAAATATATTCATCAATCTTGTTTTGAACATCAACGGGTAAACCGTCTTTAGCAGTTGTCATTTTTTCAACAATATTAATGAAATTATCTTTTACAAGAATAATTGTATCTTCACATTCTCTGTTCTCAACGCCAAGTAAATCGTTTGTGTAAGCTAAAACCGCGTCTTTAATAGACGGTTCAGCAAACCCTAACGGAATACCTCGTTCAATTAAATCATCCGTCATTTCACCGATTTCGTTGTACCATTCACCCAATAATGGGTGTATAACAAAAAAACTCTTGCCTACTAAATTATGATGCAGAGTTCCTAAATTTTGATATACGATTTTTAAATATGATGTTAAATCTTGATATGGATTCATTATTTAGCTCCTTTTCTTCTTGTAGATGGCTTCTTAGATTCTTTTACTTCTTTTTGTTGTAAAAAATCATGGTATTCTTGCACTCCCATTTTTAAACCACATTTAAGGCATGTTACTCCATCTTTGTCGCCCATAAATTCATGTTTGCAATCCATTGTTTACCCTCCTGTTTTTTTATCATTATTTAACGATTTGTTCGCGATCATATCGTCGTGTTCGACCTGTTTCATTTATAAACTGTCTCATTTTAGCTTGTCTTTGACTTGTTACAGTTTTTTGCTTATCTGCTTCATCTCTTAAGCCCGCTTTTCTATACATTTCCTCTTGCGTCTTTGATGCGCGGATTTCGCGTTCAATAGCACGCTGTCGTTGGCTTTCTTCATATGTACGTTTATTTTCTCTTTCCTGCTCCTTTGATAAAGGCTTAACGTTATTAATCGATTGTTTAGGTATAAACGGATACAGTTGATGCCCGCAGTTAATACCAAGCAATCCATCTGCCTGCCCGTAACTTGTACTTGACAAAGCTATAAAACTTACTTTTTTACCGTTCGCATCGGTTGTTGTTCCTTTTCTATTGTTTTTTGAAACTATCTTCCCTTGCCACGGAGCACATTTGGGTCTTGCACCGCTATGCTTAGAAACAATAAATAAATCGTTTCCATAATCTTCATTTCTTTTTACAACTGTATCTATACTCATGTTGTGAACATTTGTTCGTACATACATATTCGCATAGGCTTCGGCCGTCCATTTTCTTCCTGCTTTATCTATAAATGCTGGTATATTTTCTTTAGCTATTTGCCTTATTGCACTTGCAACAGCATTTTGCATTGTTTCTCTATGCATTATCTTTTCTGTGGCTTCGTCTAATATCTCATTTCTTCTTGTGTTATATGCAGAAACAACATTATTTACTGCTTTATTAAATGATTGCAGTATCATACTTTGCATGGTATTACCCATTGTATTAAATGTTATTAAGAAATCTTCTTTCATATTTTTCTTAAGTTCATTGATGCTTAAGCTAGCTGTATAAGCGGTTGTTTTCTTTAACAGACCGTTTTTAGATGCTTCTTGTAATTTTGGTTCTATATCCTCCAAAGTTTTATCTATAACGGTATTTAACGTGTTATTAGTAGTGCTTAGATATCTGCCACTGCTTATAATACTTTGCGTATGTTTTAACAATAAATTAATTTCTTGGATCCTTTTTTGTTGCCAAACCTCAATCGGCTCATCAATATCTTTACCAATGTATTCAGCCATCATTATTAGAATTTGATTAGTTATACCGCTATACATTTCCTCAAACGGTTCACTTATTTCTAATATTTGTTGGCGCGTTATCATTGCCACTATTCTTCACCGCCAAGAGCGAAATCATCAACCGCTATTGTATTTATTTGATTTTCTTTTTTTATTTTTTCTATTTCTTTAAGTGCTTCTTCTCCCGTCATTCCTAGCACCTTTTCCATATAAGTTAATTTAGACATTAAACCGTTATTTACTAATACAATTCCCTCATTAATGTTTGTTTGTCGGTCTTGTAAGATTGAATCATCAAAGATTACTTTAATCTCTAAATCATCATTATCCATATTTCCAACACGTTGCCCTTTATACTCAATGTCGTATAAATCCGCAACATTAACTATTCCTTTGATCATTTTTTCAATTGCTTCTTTTATTTGTAATTGATGTGATTTTATAGTTTTATATGTTTTGGAATTCTCGGAGATTACCTCTGTTGCGGTTTTTAGTCCTTGTGATTTATCAAATGTAAACGTTCCTGCACTAAATCCCAGTTGTAAACATAAGGTGCTTAAAAAAGCATTAATTGCGCTTATGTGTTCTTCTACTCTCAACTCAACAGAATTATCATGTATTTTTAATTGTTCTGTATCATCCGTTGCTAATGCTTCATACACTTCATCGTTTGCATCAAAGTATCTTTTTCTTTCGCCAGTTTCAGGGTCAACCACCATTCTAACAGCACTCGCTGGGACAATTATTCTCTTCTTTCCTAACACAAACTCGCGTACGAAACTGTCATAACAAATGTCTAACGCGTGTAATGTTGCTAATGCATTAGCATAAATACTTACTCCTAATGGGCTGTTATCGTCAACGTTGTTCGCAATAGCTGTTCTGTAATAGTAAAATAGACTATCCTCTACATGTTCAATCGAAGTTGATTCATTCAAAAATGGATATATTGTTTGCAGTGGATATCTAAAACCTAAAATATCCTGCGGTTCAACTTCACCGCTAGCATTTTTAATATTTTTAATTTCACTTCTAAATAATTCATTTTCAACTACATATGTAGTTCCATTCCATTTATGCCACTCTAACCGCGTGTAATAATACCCGTTCTTTGCTTCTCGGCTTATAAATACTCCCTCTGTAACTTTGGCGTTTGTCCATGCAGTTGGCACGAACTGATCTGCCATAGCATAGCCAATTTCAATATGCTCGCTTCCTAGTACTGGTTTACCGTCTAAATGATCTGCTTCCGCCCAAACTTTTAGTGCTCCGCCCCCAAGTGCCAAAGACTGCTCGATATGTTCCTGCATCTTTGTAAAAAAGGCATTATCTTTTAAAACTTTTTGGATATAATCGTCTAGAGGATCTGTTTCATTTTCTCCGAGTTCTTTTCCCGAAGAAACATGTACTTCGCATTGCTCGCTCCATATTAATCCAGCCAGTTCCGCACACACTGCTTTAGCAATTCCCATTGTTTCTATATTTCTTTTTCGTATAGGGTCTTTTAACGTAGGTGACAACACTCGATGCCACGGTTTATAAAAGCCTTTATAAATATACTTCCATGGAAAGATACCAAAATAATAAAACTGGTTAAACGCAGGAACACCGCCCAATTCAAAGATATCTTTAATAGGTTCTCTCATTCCACTGTCTGCCATAAATTTCGTAGCCACCTCTTTTACTTTCTTTTTTATCTTTTTAAACATCTGCACGCCTCCTACCATATATCGATAATTTGGTTCATATACGGCTCTACCGCATATTCTTGTGCATCCAAACTATCTATGTTATATGTTCCATCATCCAGCCTAACATCCTTTTTAACGTATTTAGCATCCCATACAGCAGTTTGAAATGCTTCTAAGGTGTATTTACATTCGCGCATAATTTTATGTTTGCCTATGCCATGTAAACGACAAAAAAAGCGTATGCGGTTGTTTATTTCACCTTTCCTTGCATTATGTATGCTTAGCCCTATTCCCTCTTTTGCTACTGCGACTTTCAACCCTCTTATAAGAGTTTGCTCAGCGCTATCACAGTAAGCGTCTGTTACAATAAAAAAGCGTTTGCACTCTTTTACAAACGTCACAAAATCTTTTTCTAATTCTTTAGGTGTCATAATACCTTTACGGTAGTACTCTTTCAAAGTTATTACCTCGTTCATTCCCGAAGTATATCCCGTTAAATTAAATGTGGTTGCCGAACCGTTACCGCCAAAATCTACTCCAATAGTAGCAAACATAATAGGCGGTGCTTCATCGATAACATAATCTTGTGGTCTATCTGCTATTTGCGTATATATTACACCCTCGGCCGATTTCCATAATCCTAAGATATAACGATCATAGTATACCGTTCCAGCATATTCCTGCTTTAGATTAGCCACAAACGATGGATCAAGTGTCGGGTTATCGTCTATTGTGTAAGATTGACAGTATATATCTGCATCACTTTCTAAAAACTTTTTAAGCCAGTGGTGCGGACTTTCGGGGTTTAAAGTTCCGTCGAACTTGCTATATGGCTTATCTAAACGCGATTTAAGCATTGTGAATACTTCTTCGTGCCATGTCGCAACCTCGTCACCATAGCAGTATTTAATACTTGCCCCTCTTATTCTGTTTACTTGGTTAATCTTATCCGCTCCTAAGCAATATACTTTCTCCCCGAACATATTCGCGGTATTATCGCTTCTAATATTGCTAACTAACTGTTCTCCATATATATTTTGCAAAGGCTCTATTACGTTCCTTTGGAGTGTGCCCTTTGTATTTCCTAAAATAACAACCAATCCATCTTTTCCAGCAACTTGCCTTATTCGTTTTGGAATAACAAAGTAATCTAAGTAGGTTTTACCGCTACGTGTTGCTCCTTGCTTTATATTCCAACGATGATTAGCGTTATCTAAAAACTCACGCTGTTTTTGTGTAAATGCCATTAAATGACACCGCCTATTTTTTCCAATACTTTGTCTAATTTCTCTAACGATTGATCTGTTTGTACTGTTGGTGTGAATTTATCTATTATAATCCCGATTGATGTTGCTAATGCCTGCACACTTGATTTTTTTAGTTTTTCTGGTTCCATCATTGATGCTAACGCCATGTCAATGAATTCCATTGCATCTTGTTTTTTATTATCTAGGTATTCAAGCATATCTTTGGTGTTTTGCTCTTTTTTCTCTTGCGCTTTTTGAAGAATATCCGTGCGATTGCATAATCTCCTAACAGTATCTTTAGATACCTTGTTTTTTCTTGCTACTTCCGAATAGTTTCCGCACCCTACATAATCGGCTATTATTTTCTTTTTCTTCGCATCTGTTAAGTGTTTTGCCATTCTTAAAGCACCTCCAATATATATCTATTATGTTGTCTAATTCTTCATCATCGTCCATTTTCCCGCCCCCTTATGTTATTTAAGACGATACTATAGGGAGAGTAATAATATCGTCTTAGATAACAAAAAAGCAGTCATTTGACCGCTTTATAAAAATGAAAGGAGTTTAGAAATATAACTAAAAAATATGTCGCCGTGTGGATTAACCATTTTTCCACAATACAATAATAACATATAAATAGCCTATTTTAGTCCCAGTTTAGTCCCAGTTTGTTATTAATATATTTCTTTATCATAATCATCGATCGTCATTATCGGGCTTAAACATAACAACATATTAAGCTTAATATATACATCATCAAGTTTTCGATAAAATACCGATCTTGAATACCCTCGTTTAGATGCTATAGCTTCCCTTACATCTGAATTATCTGGGTTATTAGAAAATATAATGCACACTTCTTTTTCTTCTTCGTTTAAAACAGTTATCGCACGTTCCAGCGAATTAATAAGAAAATTATAATTGCTTATAAGAACATCGTATTGATCGCATTGGTCTATTATCTTTTGCATTTTGGCAATAACGCTACTGTGGTTCCCACCTGGCATATTATCACTTCCAATAGGAATAGCACGTTTCATGTCCATTAGTTCGTCTCTAGTTTCTTCCAAAAGCTGAACAGTGCGTTTCCATTTCTTCCAATTTTGTAGATAATACTTGCTTTCTTTCATTATGCTATGTCCTTTCTTATTAAATATCTGTTTTCAAGGAGTTTATTTGAGTATGTTACCTTTTTTATATGTTCTAAAGTATATTTATCTTTAAAAAACTCTTCTTTAATATCTCGTAGGAAACCAATATAAATTAATTTTCCTCTTCTTATATCGTGGACCCCGTATTTTTTAAGTTTTCTATATCCATAATCTTCGAAGCCAAGTTCTTTTATAAAGTTTTCATAATTTTTAAATAAACCGCATATGTAATCTAAGTCACCTCCCTCACTGTAAAATGTACCGTCTCTAGGCACACAACCGTATTTATCTACATAAGTATTTACAATCTCTATATTATTTTTTAATTTATCCGTTATTATCATTTTTTGACCTCTTTCCTTGTGGATCTTCTCCTATTACATATCCTCTAAGTTTAGGTTTAATTATTCCTGCTCGTACCTTGGTACAATGTTGTATAAATGTTTTCGATGATTTCTTTCCCATGTATGCAGCACATTCCTTAGAACTTCCAACACATACGGGAAAGTCGTTTTCATCGTATATTGCATATAACTTACTCATTTTTTAGCTCTCTAGATTAGCATATTGCACTGGGAAGAAACGGTTTTCTTCGAATTTCATATTTAATTTTTTCATTGCTTCCAGACTATTATAAAGTCCTAAACAAGTAAAATATTTAACCCTAACACCTGTGGTTATGAAAGGTCTAATAACATATAAACATTCTTTTTCTACATTATCCCAAACCCACATATTAGGCTTTAAATCTTCAAATTTGTACGGCTCACAAAAATATAATTGTCTTCTTAGTTCATCATTCGAATCACTTAATTCTTTTGCTTTATCAATAATTCTTTTTAATTGCTCATCGCAAACACCCCAATTATGATATAACATCTTAATGTAGTCTATTAATTCAACTTTCGTTAGATTTTTTAAACTACTATCGCTATGTAGTTTAAAGTGCTTAAATTCCGATGTATTTTCTTTTGGTTTAAAATGTTCATCGATTAACTCCTTAAATGCATCACGGATAGCAGGACAAGTCTTTACTCCATAATCTAAGTGCGTTAGATATTCTTCTTTACTAAGCATCTTCCTTACACCACTCTTTCCATTGTTCTTTGTTTTTTATATCAACAAAATCACCGTCATTAAATGTCATATCAAATGTTTCTAATTCTTCACACGCTTTGTCTAGCACTTTTTCTAAATCCATACAATAAGTAATAACTCTAACTAACTCTGCTACATTTTCATCTCTAAAAGGATTGACATGACAAGACAATTCTTGCAACGCTGTACTAGCTTTCTTTTTATCGAACTTCCAATCTTGTTCATTTTCCATCAAATCCACCCCAGTTCTTTACATTGTTGATTAATTGCTTTCAATGTAGCTACGTCTATACCATAATCACCTACCGTAATTTCTTTATCTGGGCTAAAAAGAAAGTAGTTTATTTCACTTATTTCATAAAGAATCATATTGTCACTTTTATAATATGTATATCCTAATGCTTCAAACATTTCTTTAGCGGTCATCATCTTTCACTCCCTAAATACGGTTTTGGTAAAGGCATCCATGCAATAATCCTGTATGTATGTTTACTTCTGAACGGATATATCCACTCATAATGATGATCAACGAAAGCTACACTTATATGAGGATTAAGATATTTATCTTCATATGTAATCAGTACTTTCACAAACATTGATGGCAGTTTCTTTTCAACTGGTATCCATGTTGCTTTATCAACTAATTCTTGTAGAGTGTTAATATCACGTTCCATTGCAGTAGCTTTATCTTCTTCATAAAAATCATGTGGAAAATCGTATTCATCATTTAATAACCTATCTAATGCTTCTTGATATTTTGAATTACTCATACTTCTGCCACCTCCTCATAGGTTGCCAAGAAAATATCGGACTTACATGGGTAAAATTCTCCTTTAACACCTTTAATGATGTAATCGCCATAATCAACTCTCATTGTTCCTTCTAGCGTATCGATTGCAATATCAACTAGCATTTTCTTTAACGTCCTCTTTATATCAAAAAATTCCATATAATCTTCAATCAAATCACTACCAACAAAATTACGTATTTCTTCTAAATTACTTCCCGTCCATTGAATAGCTTCCACAACTACGGGTTTCTTTCTAAATTTAGGCATCTTCTATCCCTCTATTCCAAAATAATATTTTTTAATATCTTCTTCGCCAAAACATGCTATTAATTCTTCTAATACTTTTCTACTTTCGAAATATAAAACTGCTTGCCCACACCACGTATTCCAACTAATCTCAACACTATTTTCGTCATGGCCGTAATAAAGATAATATTTATCTTGATTGCCATCTTTCCAATTTGGCTCAAAGTTTTTAGATTCCTCTTTAAATGCTTTTTGAATTTCTAAATAACGTTCACATTCTTTTTTGGTTTTAAAAATTCTTAAAAAATCTTTGCGGTAATTATCAGCTATATTATCATACCAACAATCGCCAAAAACTTTGCCCACTGAATCAACAAACCAATATGGCTCTCCAAGTCTTGGAAATTCATCGTCTTCAATTTCCATTTCCTTTAATTCATCTAATTCTTTTTCTAGCTTTGCTATTCTTTCTTCATATTCTTTTCTATTCATTTTCTACTCCCTTTGATTTTTAAATTCTTTTAATTGTCGAATCTCCTTTAAATCCCTTTTCCCATACAAACCAGCAATAACAAGTCGCTGAACTCATTTTTCTGCTCATATCACCGTTTAAATAACACGTTTGTCTTTTGGTATTTACATACACATATTTAGGCGGATATTTACTAAATAGTTTACTTCTTTTTTGCCCTTCTAAAAATTGTATTTTTAATAACATAATTGTCTTGTTTCCGTCTCGCTGGATATTCAAAGCATGTTCAACAAAATCCTGTGCATACTTATATGGTGGGTTCGTTAATATGTCGCAATTAATTTCTTCGTTATATTGTAAGAAGTCAATTCCCCCTATTCCATAACCCCTATCGATTAAATCTGTTGAATTAACTATATACCCATGCTGTTTTAAAACCTCACTCAAATGCCCTTGGCCACAAGCACACTCCCATATTTCGTTCGACAAAGTGTTTTTATCACGTTCTAAAAACACTTTTAAAAATATTTCAAGAGTTGATGGGTCTGTTGAATAAAAATCATGCTTTTCTCTTTCGTGTTCACTATGATTGCTTGCGCCCAATGTTACAAAGGTGGCTTTTTTATTTCCCGTCCAGTCTTTCGCAATTCTATTCATCTTGCGTTACCTCACAATTAGCTAGAATATTAGCAATATTCCATGGTTCTTCATCTTGCCATTTAACAAAATTTAATAAACTATCTAAAATCCCACGACAATCATTGCTAGCAACAATCCATTCATCAAGCGACTTGAAAGGTTTATCTTTATAAAAATATATGTGCCCATTTACATCACACGCAATATACATATATTCATTTTTTATTGCTTCCTTTAAATACTCATGTTCTAATTTAGTTAATTTAATCGGTTCTTTATATTCTTCTAATAAGTCCATAAGTGACAGCTTTAAGCATTGTCTGCAAGAAGTTGTATTTTTTCTACTGCAATTATTTTTATCACCTTTATTAGTTACCATTTGTGCTAAGTAACAACAAAGACTATCACTATTATCAAAATTTTTAATCTTTTCTTTAATCTTTTCTATCTTTAACATTTCTAAATACCTCTTTTACTATATTCGTTTTCTATCTTAGCAAGTTAGCATCTAAATCTAACCTTTTTCGTGTTCCTAAAACTACGTAGCCATCTTTGCAATACTCGCTATCATAAATTACACAAGTTACCTCTACATGGAAAAATCTCGTGGTATAATCGCGGTCAAATTCTTGTAGGCATAAAATATCGCCAACTTGAAAATAACGATCATTTTTCCTAATTTCAAAATCTTTTATGCCTTTCAACTGCATTTCAAAATACTTTGGTTTTGTTTTTAATGTTTTAACTTTCATTTTTCTATGTCCTCTTAATTTTAAATTCTTATAATACTCTATAAATAATTCTTATAATATCGTCTAAACCACTCGACCTGAGTGTGAGTTTCTAAATATTTAGCTTGTGCTACACGTTTTAGTCTTATCCTAGTTTCTATACTCCTATGAGCAGAATAAGACGCTATGCGATGGCAATTAGCACATAGCCATACTTTTAGCCCATCTTCTTCACATTTCTTCCTATCACTCCCATTCAAACAATGGTGTTCTTCTAAATTTAAAGTTGTACCACATAAGTAACATACTTTTTTATCTTGTATTATTGTTTTCAATCAGTTGCACCTCTATTCTCGGGTATTCTTTATCAACTTTTACATCATGCCGTAATTGATTTATATACTTTTGGCTATCGTCAATGATTATCCCTTGTTTAACTAATGCGTCTTGAATAAATTTTGTTGCGAAAGTTATGTTATCTACATCACGACGTTTATTTTTTTCATACCATGTAATCCTTAGTTTGATAGGATATTTTTTTATTTTCTGTAGCTGATATCTCTTTATAGCTTCTATTACGATAGATTCGTTTTTAAGCTTCATCTGACTGCCTTTGTAACAGTTAGACCGATTGGCGCTTGTATATTCGTTAAGTCCATCTAAACGCCCATAGATAATAAATTCATCCATATATACCACCCTCTAACGTTGGTATATTTAACTCATTACACCAGCTTATCGCAGTATCAATTAATTTATTCATTTCTTCGGTTGTAAATGTAGACGAGCCGTAATAGCATTGAAAATATGCATAATCTTTATTTGTATCATCGTATTTAAGAAGCTTAACAACTCTAAAACATTTTTTAAGATCACTCTCAGCTATCGCCAATACTTTTAAGACTTCATATTTTGCTTTAGTTTCATTAAGCAGTTTTATATACACGTCCATGTCGTCCTCTTCCATTTTCAAAGCCAGTTCACGAATAAGTGTCCATAAATACGCATTTTGATTTAATGACCTTTTAGACCTAGGTTTTTTTATTTCAAGTGAATACAACTCTTTTTCTAATTCCTCGGTGTTAGCTTTAGAGTTGTAATCACTTATTGTAAAAGTAATCTCCAAATCTCCCGTTTCGTAATTGATTACTCTATGTAAATATTTTCCTAAAAGTTTAATCATCAGAACTGCAAATCGTCTTCCATAATGTCATATTGGTTTTGCTTTAAATCATCAAACCTTGGGTCTTTAACATCATACTTGTTCTTTGGTTCTTCCTTTGGTTTAGTTTCCAAAAACTGCACACTATCGCAAATAACTTCAACTACATTTACCTTTTGCCCTTGTGAATTGTCGTAACTGCGTGTTTGGATTCTACCCTCCACGCCTACCAAACTTCCTTTAGAGCAGTATTGGTTTACATTTTCAGCAGGTTTACGCCACACGACACAATTAATAAAATCTGCTTGTTGTTGACCATCTCTGCTTGTAAAATTACGAT